TTTCCATTATCTTGATAGCCTGAGTAACGGCCAACTAATCCATCCTTGCCAATAAACAATGTGCCGTCTTTGGCGTACAAGAATGAATATGGCGTGATGTCACTCCACACAGTAATTCTTGGCTTTTCTACCCGTGCTCTAAAAGAAACATCTGCTGTTTGTAATTCTTCTGCTGTTGTGTACCTAAAAGTAAAATAAAAAACACGGTTTGAGGTTGGAAATGTGAGAAGGTAGACGCCGTCGCTAGTTTTGAAAACAGACTTAATGTTTTCTGGAGCTTCTGACTGAGAAAAAACAGACAAGAAAGAAGAGACGTTTTCAGATACGTTTGCAAGCGGCAAAGAACCTGACTGAATGTTACGAGCGATAGAAATAACGCCGTCTTCAGACAAGAAGAAAATGTCATCGCCTACTGATTGCACAGAGTCCCTAGCAATGCACCCTGTGTTTGTAATGATGTCAGCAAGCTGTAAATTGTTGTTTGGGTCTTCGGCACCTTCGTACAACACAACTTGTCTTCTGCCAAAAATGACTAAAAAGTTGTTAAAGGATGACAACGCCACAATCTCATCTGAACCTTTTACCCAGACAGACTCCATGTTGATTATGCCTGCTGAGCCACTTGAGAGAACGTCTTCTTGTAAAAGATCAGAGTAGCGGATTGTCTGCCGGTCGTTGTCTACGTACCAAACTCGGCCCCAGCCAGACAAAACTTCAATCGGGTCAGACGGCGCAGAGTCAAACGCAATTTCTTCAAAGTCGCCGCCATCTACTTTTACAATAGGCTTGTGGTTGCTTTGTACACCAATACACTTTTTGTTGAAGTTGACGAACTTCCAGTTGTCTGCTGTTGGTGCGGTAATTGACCCAGTAATCTCAGACGGTGAGTTAAAATTCTCAAAGAGCTTGTTGCCACCAGCAAAGATAAAACGGCTAGTGCTATTAGAATCAATGTACTCAAACATTGACTTTACTGGGGGTTCTCCTGACAAAGGAGTATCAAAGGTTTTTGACCACCCGTTTCTGGCCCCTAGAGTCCCATCAGCAGCAATGACAGCGTTCTTAACGTCAGTAGCCCAGTTTGGGCCAAGGTCAAGAGCCTCTTGCTTTGTATTAAGCCCTAACGACCCCGGCGCAATAACTGATATGCTTGTTTGTGTTTTCGCCATTATACAACGTACCAGTTTGGTTCGTCAGATGTGTTGCCCGCATCATGGGCAATAGCGTCAGACAAGGCAGTCTGGTAATCTCTATAAGCTAAGTCTGAAAGATAGCCGTTGTCCTCGCCTCTTTCATAAATTGCTTTTGACCAAGCACCAATAACAATAGGATTTACAGGGCAATCAATAACAGTGTTGTCATCGTCGCCATTTGTAGCAAAGTCTTCTTGAGGGATAATGACATCAAAGTTAATTGTATAACTTTTATCTGGGATGGGGTAAAAGTCTACGATTACATCACCCTCGTCATTAAATCCATTAAACTCAAACCACTCTGGCTGATTCTCTGTGACATCATCGTGGTTTAACTGGCGGCTCATCCAGCGAGTGCTGGGAGACTTGCGAAGAAATACATCTTCGGTGTCGTTAAATACAGAAGGCCGCCCAGCATAATCTGTGAGCAGCCTAAAACGTCGGGTGGAACCTTCTAGTGAATATCTAAAGGTCCCCTGCTGTGTAAGAACTTGGATTGTGTTTTTCAGATGTGTCCAGTTCCAAGCGTCTTCTACCTCTCTTTTTGTGTCATTGATAAACTCGCCAATCAAGCGCGAATAGAAAGTGTTATTGACACTGTTTACTTCCCGCTCTCTAAGGCGTCTCAGTACGGAGTTTACTGCTGAGAGGTAGGTAGCCATTATTATTCCTCGGTATTGTCAGTTTCGTCTGTGTACGTCTTCTTAGGACGCCCTACGGGCTTTTTAGGTTCTGCCTTTTTGTAACGCTTTACACGCCAAAGATTTTGTTCCCAGTGCTGTTCTTCTACCTCGAACGTCTTTCCTGTCTGCGTGTCTTCAATAGTAATCATATAAACCTCGTTAAAAGAGCCGGGGGAGACTTGCTCCCCCAGCTATATTTGTACCTATTAAGAAGGTACTACGGCAACAACAGCTGCGTCGTCACGAAGCTCCTGAACGCCATAGAGCATGTCTACGGTGAGCAGGTCGCCGAGGTACTCCTGCTTGTACTGGGTCTGTACGCGAGGAGCAACCTGAGTGACGAGAACCATTGCGCTCTCGTGGAACATGCCAGCAGCACGGTAGTTAGTGCTGTCGTCATCAGCAGTCACAGTTGGGACGTTGCTGGAGACGTAGACTTCAACACCGTAAATGTTGCCGACACGGCCGTTGCGGATGCTGTTCTGAGCACCGACCTCACCGACGAAAGCCTGCTCGGTAAAGCGATCAATACCAAGTAGGTTGTTCTTCTCGACCGGTGGGATGACCAGATAACGCTGTGACATTGGAACGTCAGCATCGTCAAGAGTCTGGATCATCTGGCGGATGCCAGCATCAGTCAGAGCTGCGCCGTTACCGGTGTTGGTGCTGGCGGTTGGGTCCCAGTTGGTGCTGCCATCTGAGCCAACAACAGCGCCGCTGTAATCAGTGCCGCCCTGAAAGCCGCCGAAAAGAGCACCAAGATCGGTGTCAGCACGCTTTGACAGAGCAAAACCAGCATCATCAGTGTAGAACTGACGAAGGCTGTTGAGGGCCTGAGTAGCAACAATGTCTTCAATGAGACGGCTGTACTCAAAGTGCTTGTCAATGTTGACCTGTACTTCGCCCTCAGTGTTGCTGATTAGCGTGACCTGTGACTCGGCAGTCTTCTGGTTTGCGTCGCCACGGACAGGTGCTGGGATGTGAATGACATCGCCCTTCTTGCCCTGATGGTTCATGTTCTTGACAAGGTTTGCCAGAACAAGATTGGACTTGAATGATGCGATAACTTCGTCTGACCAAACTTCCGACTAACGTAATGTTAGCTCGACTGTAGCATCTCAAGAATATTCTCTTGAGCCGTTTCACTCAGTCTGTGCGGGTCTCGCTTCATTGCAGACATCTCACTCCGGACGAACTTACGAATTTCATTGACAGAAGTCATGTCTTCTTGTCTTCCGTAATTCATGCCCTTGAGATGGTTTTCACACCAAAGGATAAGTCTAGCTTGTTCCTTTTTAATTTCAAGGTGCTTAACTATTTGGCGAAGGAAATAACAGCATCTTTTGTAGCCATTTATTTCCCAAGAGTAAGAATCCATCCAATTTGAGTTTTGTGAGGATCTTCCTCTTTTATAAATATTTCCGCCGTATGTGTTAGCAAGCATCTCTAAAACTTCTTTACCGGGTTCCGCCATTGCCATTCTGACTCTGGGGGTTATGTAATTTTGTTTAGAGATTTGGATGTCTAAACATCCTTCGCCATCAAATAATCCTGCAATGTACTTCCAACTTAGGCGCTTCATGGAATACCTCCGAACTGCGCTGGTTGTCTATCGAGTTCCCTCTGGTTAGCTTTGTGCCTCCCAGTTTTTTAGAAACGGTTTAATGTCCCCAAAGATTAGCGGTTAGGGACAAATGTCGCCGCAGCGGTAGACGTAACGTGGTTACTTCCTAGTGCCATGATTAAAATCTCCTACGATTTTTATTTAACTCTCCCCTCAGCATAGGCTTGCATAATTTCATCTTGCATTGCCTGATAACGGTCGGGGTCTTGCATCTTCATTTTAATAAGGTCTGCGCGTCTGTAGACTTTCTTAGTTCCCTTGTTGCGATTTCCGGTGCCTTCAAGGGTTGCCTTTTTACGGGCCTGCTCCTTGCTGGCTTTGTCCTCTTCTTCGCTCACTTTTGCACCCTCGGTTGGACGTACTGCTTTGTAGAGGTCAAATAGTTCGTTAGCTGCTTCATAATCGAACTGGTCTGCCTTTTGGGCTAGTTCCATACGATACTTTGATGCACTAACAAACTCACCAAACGCAGCCTCTTGAGCAAGTTCTGTATAGTCAGGATGCTTTTCCACAAATGCTTTGTGCGCTTCCTCACGGTTCTTGCTGTTAAGCTGCGCCTTCAGATCCTCAACCTCTTTAGCGAGGCTGGACTTCTGAAGATACTTGTCAGTCGCCTCCTTGGGCGAGGAGAACCAATCGTCGTCTGACAGCACCTCCTCTTCCTTGGCGGTTACGCGCTCTGTGTTGTTTTTCTTTTGCTGGATTTCTAGCTGTAGAAGTTCATCAGTGAGTTTTCTAAGTTCTCCGACTTCGTTGCCCTTTCGACCATACTCTTTTTCAAGATTCTGGTACATTTCAACAACGTCTTCGAGAGACTTACCCTGAAACTTCTCAGGGATCTCACTTCCTTGGCTATTCTCAGGCTCAGCAGTCTGCTGCACATCCTGTTCGGTTGGCTGATCCTCCATTGGATCTACAAACTCTTCGCCTTCGTTGGCCTCTACTTCTCCTAGCTGATCCACGATCTTGTCGTCCATCTATTCCTCCTGCCTTAAAAAATGAATAAGGGGTTGTAGGAGTGACTTTAATCAAGGCGTTAGGGCTATTTACCTTCCCGCGCCCTGCGTTCATGGGTTCTTGCCCACTGCTCGTATGCGGTGGGGAAACCCGGGTCAGTGCCATCCAACTTAAAGTTGCAGGCGCTG